TATATGATTAACTTGCGGTAAATCATGTGGATTTGGGATAAAAGCATTAGCTACAAGTCTATGTACTTTGTACGGCTGTGTTTTCTTATTTATTGTAATATGTACAATTTCGTATCCGTCCACACCAACGTATTTAGTTACAAGTCTTTCTTTGTAAAAGATAGTAGATGGTTCTTTTCTATTTTTAGTTGGACCAATAGTAGTGTAATGTTCATTTCGTTTAACATTTCCTAAATTACTGACTGCATATTTATTATCAGTAAATTCAATATCTTTCCAAATTTCATTCATATCTATTTCTTTTTGGATCTAGCTGCTTCAGCATTTGTTTTGTTCTTAAGTGCTGTTTTAGCTTTAAGTTTTTCTCTTTCTAAAGCGGCTTTGTCTTTCTGATACTGTAATTTTTTTGCTTCTTCTAGTTTTTTCTTCTCCAAAGCAATTTTTTCTCTTTCAATTAGATTACGTAACTTTTCTGCTTGTTTTTGAGCTTCAATTTTTCTATTCTCTATCTCTTTTTTGTTTTCTTCTGCCCTAGCCTTATTAGCTAAGTCTAATTGTTTTGCTGTTGCGTCTGAAATTATTTTTTGTTGTTGTAAAGCATTTTGTGCAATTTCCTGTACATCAGGTATACCATTCATATCTTGATCCATATTTTCAGATCCTCTGTATGCATTCAATTGAGCTACAGTAATCTTAGTAGCATTATCTTGATCAATTTTATATTTTTCAAGATCAAGCTCAGCTTCTTTAAGCATAAGCTCTTGTTCTTTAACTTGATTCTGCATCTGTATTAATTGCTGTTGCTGTTCAGCTTCTTGCTGTTGCATTGCTTGCTGTTGTGATAATCTTTGTTGTTCAAGTTCTTGTAGTTTACTCTTGATTAATGATAGATTATCCATAGTATACATTTCAGCAGCATCTACTAAACTTGCACCATTCTGCATAGCAGGTTGAATTAATGCTCTAAGTTGTTCAATAGCCTGTACTTCTTTAGTACTATCAGTTACAAAGATGTCGAAATCTTCATAAGGGAAATTATCAGCTAATGTTATGAATGCTCTAGTAGTATCATCAAATATGTAATTTAAATACTGTTTATCACTATCTTTCCATGCAGCTTTAGCAGTATTTAATAACATAAGCAATGCTTGTCTTTTCACCTGATTATGCATCCAGAATAATGGTTCTGTAATATGTGCAGATTGAATAACCGAACGTTCCACGTTACCTACTAATTCAGTACTAGATATAGCTCCTTGTCTTTGTGGTGTTACTCCAGATAACTCTGAAGCCATCGATTCAATCTTATCTAGTAATTGAATATATTGAGCGATAACATTACCCATAGTAAGATCCCAAGTGGTAAATCCATTAAAATTAGATGGTCTACCTCCTTCCCTGCCTGGAATATCCCATCCTTCATCATATGGGTTAATGAATGCTACTCCTAGTGCACTTAAATAATGCATCCATTTAGCAGTATCAATACCTAAACCTTTTGGTATCTGTGTAACATCCATTACAGGAACTTTACCTTTATCCCTAGCCATTGCTAATTCCATTCTATAGAATGTCGTAATGTACAAATACTGTAGAGGCTTCATAATACTAACTAAAGACTTAGGAGCACTATTAGTATTACTATAGACAATTCCTGTATATGGTAGTCGCTGAGAATTAAGATTTTTACTTGTAATATATTGGTATTCAATAGGCTGAATTCCAAAGTAAAGATCATCAGCATTATATCCTTCCCATACTTCAATGATCCAATCCCATTCAACATTGACTTCATTACCAGTAGTCTTGTAATACTCATCTACTACAAACTCTTCCTCTTCTCCAGTTTCAGGATTAATTACAGTAACAAAACCAATCTTTTTAAAAGATTTCCAACATACATGATATACTACTACATCCTCTGCATCTCCATAAGGATTATGGTCAGGATACTTACTGTAGATCTTTGTATCAATGTGATTCCAATCATCTACCATATTCTTATCACCTAACCAATTCTTAGCTCCTTTACCATATTGACCAAATTTCTCTAGTAGTTGGTTAAGCTGTTTTTCATCAAGTTTATCATAAAACTCATCATATACCTGAGTATATGGCATAAGCATTTTATAACAACACATTGAAGCTTCATGAATAAACTCAATTCCTTCAGCATCATCAAACCAAAAGTTCTTTGGATTAACTCTATTCAAACAAGGCTCCCCATTCCTGATGCCTACATATATTACTTCTTCACCAGCAATTAAACCGTCTTTCCAAGTTTTTACAAACTCGTGATCAATATTTAAAGAGTGTTTTAAATAGTTTAGGGTATGATAAGCAGTAACTTCTGCTACATCTTTATAATCCTTAGTAAGGTATTCCTGTATTTGCTCTGGGGTTTGTATTTCACCAGAAGATAATGCTTCCTCATACCTAGCCTGTTCTTCAGGACCCATTTTAGCCATAATAGATGCTTGAACATAATCAAGCAACATCTGTTTAGCTTTTTCCTGCATTTCACTTGCAGCTGCATCACTAGTCCTACATACTTTAAAATTAAATGGTCTTTTAGTTTCTTCACCAATTAATAAATCTATTTTAGGTCTAATAATATTATAGTCCTGAGCTACTGCTGGAAATCCATCATCTTGATTAAAAGGATTTGTAACATATTTTAAATCCTTTTCACTGTATACACTATTATATAAATCATAGTATGTTTGCATCTCTTCATCAGTAGGTATTGAACTACCATTACTTAATTGAGATTGTCCTATGATATAGTCTACACATGTTTTTTTCCATTCTTCACTCTTTTGGCTAAAAGGTATTTTTTGTATAGGAAAGCTATTTACTGTGCGTTCCATATTTTAAAATGAAAATGTTAATATATTTGAATCAAATAATTTATTTGTAGAATCAGAAGTATCCTGTTCAAACCATTTATCTGTAAATATTGGTGTATCAAACAATCTTTGCTTCTTCTCTATCTCTTGTTTTTGTTTTACTTGAGCTGTATATAATTGTTCCCTATATATCATTACTTGCATTAATGCCATTACACGGTCAAAATTACCCTTATCGTTGTATTGTATCAATTCCTCAAGTAATGGTTCTGATAATATAGACTCAAGTCTCATATGACTAGATTCTACTTCTTCTTCTAGCCATTCTTTAATTTTACCTTCTCCCCAAAGTTTAATTTCCTTGTTCATATGACAGCCTTTCCTTCTATTTACTTTGGAGTCTCTTACAATGTCTTTAATAATATCTGGTTGATCTGCTAATAAGTAGTCACAATGTTTATTATTAAAATAAACAAATAAACCTGTATTTTGATTTTCACACATTAATCTTGCATTATAGTACACTAATAGTTTTCTTACATTTTCATAAAACTCTTCTGATGTTTTTGGTCTACCAGTATATTCAGCAACTATGATATCACTGTATGATTCAAAATTCTGTATACGTTTGTATATGAATACTGATCCTAGTGAGTTAGTGCCAGATTGATCGTGGTCATAAGGGTCACAACCTGCTATGTATAAACCTATAGGTGTTTCAGGACACGGGTGCTCCCATATTACTATAGATCCTTCAGGATTTGCTTCTTTTGGTAATGGAAATTGTGTAATATCACCTGTCTTTTTAATACTCCATTTTACAGTTCCACCATCCCAAGTAAGATCACCTATTTGTTTATGATTTTGTAATTTCTTATTAGTTCTAATACGAGCTAATTGTTTTTGTAATTCCCTTTTAGGGAATATATTACCTGTTAACTCTGTAAATGCTTCTGCAGGAGTTTCAGCATGCTCAGCTACATATCTATCGATAGCTTGCATTGTTTTTGCATTCTTAAGCTCTTGCTCTCGTAATGATAATATGTATTTCCTTGATGCTTCATGATTAGTATTACCATCATTATCCATGAACATACGATTTCCATTTTCATCTCTTGAATCTAGATTAGTATGTTGTGGAATAAAGAACCCACAGTATTTTCCACCAACTGCACAATCATCCCATATATTAGGGAAACCTAAGCAGTTATAAGATTCAGGATCATAAAAAGCTTCACGTAATGGAGCTACTGCATCACCTTGATCACCACCAGTACCAAACATGATCATAAGTCCAAATGCTACACCATCGTGTTCTACTGATGGTCTTGCAATCTGCCATGCAGCTTTTAGTTCAGCAAACGTACCTGCCTCTTCCCAAAGTATAAGTACACCTCTTTTACCACGTACCGCATCTGGGTTATCTTTTAGAGATACACCAATGATTTCAGATTTATAACCTGCTTCAGTTTTATTACCATAATCATCAGTAACCCACATAGATGCTCTACGTCTCATAGATGTATTTACTGCTTGACGTTTTTTACCCCATGCAGTATATTCATCAATAAAATCCATATAATCCCAAGCCTTGGTAAGGATACCATCATCTGTAAGATATTGTTTATTTGATGCATATACATATGATTTTGATTCTGGTATAAGGAAGAAATTACGACAAAGCATAGCACCACCTTTATATGAATAACCCTTACGCCTAGCTTTTGCTACACATAAGTGTTTACCTTGTTCTTGTGCTTCCTCTATTGCTTGAAAGTAATAGTAATCATAATCATAGAAATCTGGGAATGTACGTTCACTAACAGATTTCCATTCTTTTAAACCAGTTTTCCTATTAGTTACTTCTCTATATACTTGTCTTACTATTGGACAATAATTTAAATAAAAATAATGATAACCTGTTATAAAGTCACCATCTTCTGCAGTATAACCATATATACATTTTTCTACTTCTTGATCCCAAAAGCTATAGTATTCAGTTGTGCCTTTAGGGTAAGCACAATAAGAGCCCGTCTCTACAAATGTAAGGGCGGGCTTCCTAAACTTATTGCTATTTTTGATTTTCTTATTGAAATTAATCATAATTGTTATCGATTAAACCACTGTTTGATCTTTAAACCTAGTCTCTTATACCAAGGTGCTTTAGTTGGTTTAAGATCCATAGATTTTGAATAAGCTTCTTTCTTTTCTCTATATGCAATTTCTTCAGCCAGTTCGATTTCTTTTCTAGCCTCATTCTCATGAGCTGGGCCAAAATCAATAATCAAATCGAACGGTTTCTCTTCAACTTTAACTAGTTTAGCCTTACTTGTTTTCTTTGTGCTAGTAGTTTTCTTTTCCTTAGTCATAGTTCTTAATTTTTAACACTGCCTGTAACGGCAGTTAGTTTTATTTTGTTTCAAATTGTATTACTTATCGTACAGCTTGTCTATTTGATAGCTCATATGGATTAACTTCTACTCCACCTCTAACTCTACTACTTGCCATCTCTTCAGATCTCACAGCAGTTTCTAATGCATCAAGAGATTTAATAGTGTTACCGAGTTTTTCCATACCTGCTAATATTAATTGGACTTTCTTATCATCTAGTTCATCTTGTAAAGATTCCGCATAATATCTAGATACACTATCTAACTTAAGTCTTGCATTCTTAAGTAGTCCTAATATTAGGGTTTCATTAAAGTTAATGTATGCTTGTTCTGCCTCTAATACCTCTACTGGTAATTTATAATTAGCATCTCCAAATAGTTCTTTCCTGAGTCTAGGTCCTATCTCTTCAGGACTCATACTTTGGACATATGGACTATCATATTTATTCTTGAGTACGATATAACTTATTTGTTTAGTGGCTGTTTCTTTATCTGCTTTATCAGCATCCCATAACTTTTTAAAGCATGGGATACCTAAAGCATCATTGTGAATAATTACTTTACCACCAAGTATGTCAAATAGTTTCATTAGTATTAATTAACAAGTGCTAGGAGAACATTTATCACAACATTCATTGTGTCTGTTTTTCTCGTATTCGAGATTTCGCTTAAAGTTGTTTATATAATTCTTCACTCTTTATGATAGCAATCTCTCTATCATCATCACTTCTCTTATAAGAAGCATACAGAACAAGAACAATATCCCCAGCCTTTACATCATACTCCTTACCATTAAATTTAAGGACACCATCTTCTTCAATTACCCAAGCCCAGTCGATATTTAAATAATGATTACGAACAGAACTAACACTATTAAGGTCATTATCCTTTACTACTAAAAGAGCGCTGTTACCAGCATAAATATATGTATTCATATTAATCTAAATTTATTTTAATGTATCTATTTCTATAATGTCTGTTCAATGCATCTACTGCTTCTTGTTGAGTATAAAATGCATTAACATACTCTGGGTTTTTACTGTACTGATTGATTATCTCCTTCAGTTGTTCCGCTTTCTCGTCCCTATTCTGCATTCTCATTTTCTTCTTTTTTATCAGTTGAACCAAATCCACCACCACGATCTTCACCTGCTAATTCCTCTACAATTATCGGCTCCATCTTCGGATAAGGCATTACTACTAACTGAGCAATCTTTTCACCAGGCTGATAAATTGTAGGAAGAGCATCTGTAGTAATCTTAAACTTGAGAAGAATCTCACCTTTATAATCACAATCTATAACAGCTACAGCATTACACATTGACATAGACTTCTGAGAAACTGATGATCTCATAAAGATTAAACCAACATGACCTTCAGGAATCTCTACGGATAAACCTGTATGATATACTAATACTAACTTACCACTCTTATCAAATTCCTGAGTAAAGGAGATTGCTGTTAAATCTAAACCAGCATCATTAGGGTTAGCATAACTAGGTAATACTGCGTCTTCTTGTAATTTCTTAAATTTTAATTCCATATTATTTTCTTACTATATTGTGTCCTAATATTATTTCTGTTGCTTGTGCTGCTAAATTTGCAGCGTAATCTTCAAGGAATTGACTACGATTCGTGTCCTGTAGTATCTGTCTCAGATACAGCAGTATCACTTGTTGATTCAGTAGTATCTTGTCTAGTTTTTCTTCCATGCTTTGCATAGTATAATAATGCAATACTATTCCATGCTACTGCTGCTTCATGCCTTACTTTAGTTTCTGGATCAAATTCTTCATAAGTAGAAGCGTATAAGTGTCTTAATAATGCACCTTTATATCTTTCATAACCATTCTCTAGATTCTGCCAATTATTGTCACCATACTTCTTAGCACCTTCTGTATATACTCTTGCAATGTCCTCAAGACAATCTAACGGTATTAATTCCCATCTAGTCTTATCGTCTAGTTTATCATTCTTCATACCCGTCTGGTCTTGGCATTTCTTCGATTCGTATTGCATCTATTTCAGTTTTATTTTCAATTATTGCTTTAACAATTCTATGGTAACCATCACATATTCTACCTAAATGATCGATTAGTATCGGATGATTTAAATCTGTATCTTGAATCCTTTTACTATGCCAAATTATGTCATCTAAGGTATTTATTTCCCAAGGTAAATGCTCTAGATTTACTCCTGCTAACGGTAATTTGAATACAGGATAGTTCTTCTCTTTTACCCAAGAGACTAGATTTGAAGCTGCCCATATCTTCCCATCTGCTGTATATCTATTCTCTGCTAAACCTTGTTTAGGATATGTCACTATTGGATTTTTTGGTTCTTTCTTTGCAAACATATTTCTTTTTTAATTTAATCTTAAACAAATAACTAAACATAATTGGCTTAATGTCTTTCTCATCTGAAATTGTATTTTGAGCAAATTTGAAAGGATGATTACAAATCACTTCTACTACTTGATAAGGTATATTATATTTATGTGATAACTCTGTATAAATACTTGTTTTATTTTGCTGAACCATAAATTACTTTATAGTACTTATTATTAATCATATTATCCAGAGTAAGAGAAGACATGTCAAATGTCTCAGGTCTAACACTATTGGCTGCGATACCTATTTTATCTAATCCTGATGTTGTATTATCAGATGAAGTATATACTATAGAGTTTAAGAAAGCAGTCTCAACTTTAGAGTACTGTTTTCTAGGTTCTAGTATTACTACTTCAGATTCCTTACTAAAAGGTTCTTCACTAATACCGTATAAGATGGTTTGTGTATCGCGAATTAATATGCCATTATTGTATGGTAGATTCTTACCAATAAGTTCATACCACCATCTTTTTAATTTACCATAACTCTTCCATAGCATTATTGAACCAGGTCTAATTACTAATTGTCTCATCATTTATCCTAATTATAATTGTTACTTGAACCCTGTCTCCAATGATCTCTGGTATTAGAGCTTTATTGACACTTAATTCATCTTCGGCTGGACCTGCTACTAGAATACCTTTTTGTTTAAAGGACTTGATATATCTACTTAAATTATCCTTAGTAATACCTAAGGTATTTATGATATGCTTTCTATTAGCTCTATTAGCTATATTCTTGTTCTCATTTGGTTGTTTATTATAGTTAAGATCAAGTCTAATGAACTCTGCCATTAATTCTAGTTCTCTGTCCGTAAGCCGAAGAATGCCATTAAGTGAAATTAGAAACTCTGTAACAAGATCATTTTTGTTTACAGATTTTACTAATTTATTCATTTGTCTTATCTACATCTAAGATTTGTTTAACCGCCTTAATGAACTTCAGTAAGTTGTAATTTACTGTTTCAGATTCAACTTTTACACAAGGTTGAATTTTGCCATTATTATAGTCTTCATTAACCTTCTGAATATTGTCTTGATACTTCTTAGCGCAGTCATCTAAGAATGCTTCAAGTGCAATCAATTTTAATTCTGCATTAGACGGGATATATTCTTCTTCTGTATTAGTTTCATCCTTGATCTCTTCACCCCATTCTTTTAGGTTACCACCATTAAGAAGTTCTAATACATAGTTTGCAGTAATCATCATGTAACGTGAATTGGTATACTTATCGTTACCCTTAGTACTCTCCATTACATACTCAATACCATCTTCTGTCTTAAAGATATCATCTCTCTTTGCACAACCAAAAGGTTTAACTACTTTATATTCTGTTCTCATATTCCTTATTATTTTTTAATAATTACTAGTGCTAATTTAATCCACTTGTTTATGTCAAACTCTGGATCTGACTCTTGCACTACTCTGTCTCCAATTGCGTATTGCTTAGGTTGGGTTACTAAACCCATAAAATTCATAGCTTCTTTCTGTGTAAGAACTACCTCAGTAGCTCCCTCTTTTGAGGGATTGTTAAGGTCTTCTGGAACGAATACTTTAACAGTACCATCTTGTTGAAATTGAATAAACTCTGAATATTTACCTAAAAGATTATCTATCATTTGTTGAATCATGACTATATAACGGACCTTATTTAATTTTGTTGTATATTTTATGCAATAAAAAAGCCTATAGTGATTAACTATAGGCTTATATTAAAAATCCAACTAAATCTACTAAGCTTTGCTTTTCTTAATAAAAGCTACTACATTGTATGGATTCACTAATTGGCTATCCTTAAACAAGTCAAAATAAGCAGCTGCTTTAGCAGGGAAAGCTATCGTATCACCTACTTCTGGATGATTATTTTTGTCTTGCCATTCATAACCTGAAGGAATTGCTAGAACAATGCCTTTTCTAAATGTTGTTGGTACTTTCTTTACTTCAGTTTTAGTGTCATATTTATCAACACCATCTTTGTCTTTTGTTCCTGTCGCAACAGGTTCAGTAATCTCTTTTTCTACGTATTCAACTGGTAACGGTTTGATCAGAATATCTCGAGTAAACTCGAACTTTAACGCTTTCTGAATATCATCGATGATCATCTTCTCATCTACTTGTACCGAACTATCATTATTTGTATTCTCTGCCATAACTTAAATTTTTCTACTATAACGTTTGTTAGTATTAAATGTTCTATTTTTATTTCCTTTCATGAAAAATAACGCCGCCTGTGCAGCATACTTTCTTTGCTATGGATGGACAAATTTCCATGTTATAGAAACAGCAGCCATCACACCATCCTTGAGGCTGCTTTTCCATGTTATAAACTTTGCCATCAACTCTAATATACCCTTCTTCAAGGGCTTTATAAGCTTCTGGTTCTCCCATATTATTTGTAATAATATTTGTTATGTTCTTCAGCCTTTTGTTCAACAGTACGCTCCATGATTATTTCTTTAATCCAAATTAAAGCAGCCTCAAATCCTGCTTTAAATGCAGATTCTTTTAATCCTTCCATCTCTTCGCACCATTGTTCAAATGCTTCACAAGATTCTTTGTCTTGATACCTTTCAATCTCGTCAATTAAATATTGTCTAAACATATTTGATCCCTTTCTTTTGATTAATAATTATACTGATCGTCGTCATCAGTAGGATCTAATGCATCTTCGAATTCATTAAAAAAGTAAAAGTCATCATCCATAATACTATTATTATGTATTTATATTTTATATCCAGAGTAGGAGTATATATTTCTTACTATACTACTATATACTAACCTACAAGTATGTGTAGTAACGTTACAGTATTCATTTTTGTTCTATTGTTTACTCTAGATTAATGATTTTTCTTAGGTCTTAATAGATGATTTTTATTAAAAACACATGGTAAATAACAGTGTTTACAACCATTATCTTCTACAGTTCTATCACATTCTCTAGCCTTCTGCTTAGAGAAAAACCACCTAACAACCCATACTGGTAGCTTATAAAGATCAAAATTTTTTAACATTATTTATGATTATTTAACATATCTACGAGAGTTTCGTAGACAATTCATTAACTTTTTGCCTTAATTCATTTACAAATCTAGTAGCTCCTTTAGGTCCTGTATACCCTAAATCTGGTATTTTATACATATGATCACCAATACTATGTATACCATACACATTATTATCTTTACTTAGGATAGCCTCTACCTCTTTAACTGTTAATTCTTTTAACATAATTTAACTATTTTTAACTTATTTTATAACCTAAAAGTGTTAATAATTCATAAAATTTGTTAATATCCCTAAAGTAAAGTGAATATGAAATCATCATATGAGCCATACCTTCCTCCATAGGATTCATTAGTCTTAGATCTGATACTTTCAAAGCTTTAGAGCCATCAGCGCAATCCCATTCACTTACTCTAGCTCTTAATAGTTCAAAATCACTAAACTCGTAGTAGAGCTGGTTGTCTCTAATCTCAAATCCTTTATCTTTTAATTCTTGTTCAAATATCATAATATTAAGTTTTTAACGATAACGCGTATAAGGGGGTATTGTTATAAAAAATTTATAAAATAAAAATTGGGGGATATAATTGTGAATATAGAAACTAGTATATACAAACACCCCTCCCCATCATGCATCAAGGAAACACCCCCGGTACTTATGCATCAAATCAATTTATCTATCAGCTGATTGTGATTAATCAAGCAGTTGTAACGGAAGGCGGTTGCAATGTAGAACTACTGCTGAGGGGCAGACAGCCGAGACGACTATGAAGTGTGCAATCATGAGTCTAGAAGCTAAGCAAGCAGAGAACGGTAATTGGTACGTGAACATCCTAGCACAGCCAGAAGGTGATCCGTTTGCTGAGGAGTTGAAGTATCGTATGTGGTGTAGCGAA